TCTTGGTATGGCTGACCGTAATAAGATTATTGACGACATTATTGAGCGCAACCCAGGCCCACGCCTTGGGGAGGTGAAGAAGGTCTGTAAGGCATGTGGAGAGGATATTCACCTACCACTTAGTCTTCTAGATTTGTTTCGCCTATGAAGCTGGCTCGTACGAAACGCTTCTTGACCAGTACGAAGTACTAACAAGAACGTTTACAGGCTGGACTCTTACTGAGATACGAACCCTATCAGTAAGAGAACGAAAGAATTGGATTGACAGAAGTCAACGTAGAAGAAGGAGTTAATGGTGGCAAGCAGAGAAGCCATGAACATGGGCGCGCGTAGCAGCAATGTTATTAGCGAGCTCAAGTCCGTTATCTCCTTATTAGGACAAGCTACCGATAGTGCCTTTCAAAAAGTAACCTCTGGCATATCTAGAACTTCTTCTTTTAGTGGGTCTGGTACAGGCGCATCTAATTCATTAGTTGCACCTAACCCAGTATTTAACGCGCCTCCAATCACATACTTAACTGAAACTGGAAGTGGTTTAGTAGCTTCTGGGCCTTCTTCTTCACTTGTAGCACGAGGCGCTGGTTCTAATTTAAGCGAATACTCTGCGCAATCTGGTACTGGTAGCACGTACCAATCAGAAGGTGGTTCAATAGTAGCCCGTGGTGCGGGCGGCGGTGGAGGCGGCGGAAGTCGGTTATTTGGTGGTGGCGGAGGAAGTGGCGGAAATACTAGTGCCACAAGTGCTGCTAACCAGGGATGGTCTAACATACCAGGCATTGGAACTATTATTGGCACAGCTTTTGGTATGTATAACGTAGGTGCTAATCTAACACCAAATACATCAGATGTTCTTGAATCTCAACTATTACAACAAAGAGCTTCTTTTTACGCTGGAACTGGTACTGCTGGTCGTGGGGCTGTGCAAACCAATCAACAGAAAATAGCTGAATCAGCGATGCTAAGTGGGGATAACCCACAAATGGATGTAATGAGGGCGCAGATTGCTGCTCAAAGTTATGGTCTAGGTTATGGAACAAAAGCCCTGTTAACGAGTGCAGCTAATGTATCTAACTTAATGCCTGGTCTTGGTGTTGAGGGTTCTATTCGGGCGACTGGTGCTATGCAACAGGGCTACAACGTAAATATGTTACGTGGTATTGGTATCCAGTTAAGAGACACAGATGGAACTGTAAAAGGACCAGATGATGTCATTGACCAAGTATGGAAAAAGATTTGCCGCGATTATTCACAATCTGGTCAAGGTAAAGCACCCAGTTTAAAAGAAGTGCAAATTTCTTTACAACCAGGTAATGCCTTAGATTCAATGCTTAACCAATACTTTGGTAATGACCCTATGTTAAAACAACTAATAGCTAATGGTCTTATTTACAAAGCACAAGGCGGAGGTACTATAAACAAAGCTGGTGTTGAAAATCTTGGTGGAACTACTACAGCAATGACTTCCTTTACAAAAACAGCGGCTGCTGGACAAGGGTTTTTGGTTGCTGGGCAGGGTTCGGCGCAAGAGGGGTTTACACAAGCAACTGATCTTGTAAGTTCTTATTACTCAAAAGCAACAGCAATGGCAGAACTAGTACTTCAAAAAGCATTAGGAGATACACTATTAACCGCATTTGGAGGAAACCCATTAGCAACTGTGGTTGGCGTTGGTGCTGCAAAAAATGTAATTGCTCCTGAAAAGATAGCTGGTTTAATGAATCTTACGGACCCTGTAGGTATTCTTAAAAGTGGTACTACTATCCTTGGAGACATTTTAAAGGTAGGGGGAAGCAGCCTTTTGGATTTACTAACAGGTGCTCTTCCGTTTTTAGCAACTGGTGGGCCAGTAACAAGCGGTTCTGCTTATGTAGTTGGGGAAAAGGGACCTGAGCTTTTTGTACCGTCTGCAAATGGAACTGTTGTACCCAATGACCAACTAAAAACAGGAGGTTCATTTACTTATAATTTTACAATCAATGCTGCTAGTGGAAATACACAAGATTTAGTTACAGAGATTAAAAGCGTTCTTGTACAACTTGAAACAAATAGGAAAGTGAGTGAGTCATAATGGTAGCCGATCTTACAAATACTAATTCTTTAGTTTCTTATAATGCATCTATGGATACAACATCCTCTAGTGCATCGGCAACGGATAGACTATCTTCACTACCTACTACAAATATTGCTGAGTTAAATGCAAACCCTGCAATTGTGGGAGACCTCAATACACAAGCTATTGTTACAAACTACAACAACTTAAAAGGTATTACTAATACTGTTTCATCTACCTCTAGCTCCCCCGCTATCAAAGTAGGTACAACGCAACCCATTAATTATAAGTTTAACCTTCCTCCACATAACTGGAGCTTACCTCTTCGTCCTATTTCTGTAGACTCGGGCACTGTTGGGCCTACAACAGACCAATCATTTCATGGATTACGTCGTGGTCGTCTATGGTATTGGGTAGGAGCCAATGACATATCATCTGCTGGAACTACAACAGTTAATACAACTACTATGGCAGGAATTGAAAACGCTTCAACAAATTCTGGTTTAAATCTTGTTGATACTTCTTGGGGATTTCAATTCTTATGGAACCCAACAACTATTAGTACAAGCGTTGCTAGAAATATGGATATCACCCCATCGAGCGCAGATACCTTAAGAGTTGTAGCTGGCGTGTTTCCAGGACAAGAAACAGTATCACTTAGTGTTGTAATTGATAGAACAAACGACTTTGCTTGTATTAAAGCAGATAACTCTAAGGGCACGAGCTCAACAGAGTTTACTAAATACTATAGTTCTTTATACCCTGGCGCTTCAACTTTTCAAAATATGCCAGACCAGATTAATAAGTTAATGGCGCAGGGCACAATGGCAGACCTTGAATACCTATTCAAAGCTATCAATGGCAGCGGTAACGGCACATTAGAATGGACAAACCTACTAGGTAAGAAAACAGCTAACGTAGGCTACTTAGCCCCAACTCTTTTAGGTATTCAACTTGGGCCTACTCTTGACAATCTTTCATATGTAGGTTGGGCCTCAAACATAGGTATTAACCACACAGCTTTTACAGAAGACATGATTCCAATTAGAACTGAAGTAAGCATTTCTATTCAATGCTTTGCTGGTTCTGGATTACAGTCAGGAGCCTAATAATGCCAATCTACAAAGGGTCTAGATACGAATATTCAAACATTGACCATTTTAAAACCACTGCAACGGGCGCTGTTAAACCTAATGTATTTTACTCATTTTCTGATTTGAGCTTAACCAATTATTGGCTGCATACCTATGTAGAAGGCGAGCGCCTTGATGAGATTGCATTTAAGTACTACAGCCGACCTGAGTACTGGTGGATTATCCCAGAGTACAACCCTGAAGTATTAGATATAAACAATATTACTCCTGGAACGGTGCTAAGAATACCAAATGTTTAATTACATAACCGTTGATTTTCCTGAGACTACTCTACAACCTCAGGTAATTTACTCTGCCACGATAACTCAAAAACGTTATGCGCATGAGATGGTTTGTCTTTACTTTAAAGACTGGGGTGTTCAATACGATGTTATCAAGGCTGGCTTGCCCGTACATCTAACATTCTCTGGGTACAATCAAAAGAAAGAGATTTACGGATACGTCCACCACGTTAACTTAAATAGAACTCCTGGAAAGAACTTTACAGAACTTACTATAATAGGTTCTTCTTTTCCTATGAAGCAGCAGTCTCAATATATCTATAAGAATACAACAGCCGACCAGGTTATTAAAGAAATTGCATCAAAGCATAACTTTGTGTGCTATGCTGTACCTCATCCACGCGTGTACCCTCAAATATCTCAGGCTGGTCATTCTGACTGGGAGTTTATGGTTCGTTTAGCAAAACAATGCGGTTATACACTTCGCGCCACTAACACTGAGCTGTACTTCCAACCAATTATGGAAGACTATACAAAGTATCGTGCAGAAGCCCCTAAGTTTATTATGCGCCCAGCATCAGACCCCGATGGTTCTACTATCTATTCTTTTAAACCAATGATTGGTGAGTCTATCCCATATGAGGACGCTACTAAAGGTGCTGTTGCGGTAAGTGGTGTAGATGTAACAAACTCTGCGCCTATATCTATTACTCAGCAAATTAGAAGCGCTAAAACAAGAATGAAACAACAAGTAGAGTTCTTTGACCGATTTGACACCGCAACCGTAGCACCAGATGTTTTGGTGGCTACCTATGAGGCTGAGGCTGCTGAAAATAGAAACTACTTCCCTTATCGTGGGGTTGTTGAAGTCCTTGGAAATCCTAACCTTAGACCAGATATGCCTGTGTATCTTGACGGAATTGGCGAGCCATATGCTGGCTATTGGATTGTACTAGAGGTACAACACAACATTGTTGAAGAGGAACTCAACAGACAACGCTTTACTACTACATTAGTAGTAGGAACTGATTCTTTAGGAAAAGCGGAGCGCTGGGTAGATAGCCAAATAATTACAGCCCCCGACTACACCCCTAAAAGAACTGTTATACCTAATGTTCTTCAAACCAGAGTCGTACCAACTACGGTGTTAAACAAAAGAACTCAATATGAAAATGCTACAACAGCAAACAGTTTTGGAAACCCACAAAATAGAGCTAAACCAAATGTAAGCGCTTCTACGAATGAGCCCTCTATGTGGCAAACAAATACAACAAGTCTTGACCCAGTAATCATAGAAGCATCCGTGTTAGAGTTCATCACTGACCGTTTGGCTAAAAAGATAGGGGCAGTCTATGGAATTTGATAAAAGATTCTATGGCATTTACCAAGGACTGGTTATAGACAATCAAGACCCTGAAGGTCGCGGGCGTGTAACTGTACAAGTGCCCCAGGTCACAGGACAAGCGGTTACAGACTGGGTAGACGTTTGCGACGCTGGTGGCGTCTTAGCCCCAAACCCTGGAGATGCTGTTTGGATTATGTATATTGCTGGAGACCCTAACTTTCCAGTATGGATGGGAGTCCTTAAATGAGCACAGCTATATCTTTACCATTTAGCTTTGATGAAACTGGTTCCATAGCCACTACCGCTAATACTGCCAAAATATGGGAAGACCGTGTAATTATCACAGTTATGACTGGTTTGGGCTCTAGAGTGATGCGCCCCACATTTGGCAGTGACGTAAACAAAGTTGCATGGGAAAATATAAATGATGCCCTTACTCTAATTAAACAAAGCATCTCAGTTGCATTTAGCCGATGGCTAACTGCACTAGAGCTTTTAGAAGTAAACGGCTATATAGACCCAGTAGACGGATACCTTGTAGCACAAGTCAAATACAACTTAAAAGCTGAAAACATAAACACAATTCTAAACATAAAAACCGCAATCCTTAGCAGGAGCGGAGACGTACTTCTGGAGGTAGCTTCTAATGGCTGATAAATATGTACCGCAAGTAGATTACACATCTCGTGATTACGCCGCTATACGCGACGATATTACTTCCCTTATCCCTGACTATACAGGTAACAAGTGGACTAACCGCGACCCTGCAGACTTTGGTATGACCCTTCTTGAGTTGTTCTCGTATATGGGAGACATCTTAAATCATTATATTGACCGCTCAGCTAATGAGTCATTTATTGGAACAGCCAGTCAGCGCGATAGCGTATTGCAAATATCAAAGCTACTAGGTTACCGTCCAGTAGAGACCACCCCTTCAACAGTAACTTTGACTTTTTATAACTCAACTGGAAGCACAATAACTGTTCCTGCTTTAACCAAAGTAGCGACTACAGTAATCTCTAATAGCGCGTCTAATCAAATTATATTTGAGACTAACTCTGCCGTAACTGTTCCCGCTAAGGTGGGCTCTGTAAATGGAAGTATTCAAGTGGCTGCTACTCAAGGGTATACAGTTACAAATGAAACTATTGGAACTAGCACAGGCCAGATTAGTCAGGTCTACAAATTAGCAAATACTTCTGTTATTAACGACAGCGTGTCTATTACAATTAATGGAACATCATATGTTCAAGTACCTTACCTTATTGACTACAATGGGTATGACCCAGTATTTACTTTGTATACCAACGCAGCTAACGTTTCTTATGTATTATTTGGAGATGGTGTAAGCGGGCTAGTCCCACCAAATAACGCCATAATCTACGCAACTTATAGAGTAGGTGGCGGCACAATTGGTAACGTTGCAGCAAACACAATTAAAACTATTCTTACAAATAGCCAAGTAGGACTTACTGTACTAAATACTTATTACGGTATCCCTGCTGATACGGGCGCAGCTTCTGGCGGCACAGACGCAGAATCAACAGACTCTATCCGCCTAAACGCACCTAGAAGTATGCACGCACTCAATAGAGCTGTTTCTTTAGCAGATTACGCTGCTTTAGTTAAAGCATCAGGTGTTTCCAAAGCCGCAGCGGTGGCAGATGTATATACAAGCGTAACTGTATTCTTTGTACCGTACGGAGACTCTGGCGTACAATCAGATTTAGTAACACCTTCAACTGTATTTAACAATACAGTACCTAACATTAAAACTTATTTAACAGATAAGATTCCAGCAAATACAACTGTAACATTCCAACCTGCTTCTTACGTAAAAACAGAGCTATTTGCTACTATAACAATTTTACCTAAGTACCTTCAGTCTTTAGTTAAAACTCAAGTGGCTGCAGCCATTTCAAGTCTATTTTCTATAGATAACGTGTCTTTTCAAGATACTATCTATCTAAGCGACGTAATAGCAGCGGCTACATCGGTTGCTGGAGTTGCATCTGTAAAGGTTACAAAACTTGTAAGAAATGATGCAGACCAAACGTTTGTAGTAAACAACAAAGCGCTTACTAGCAGCGTTGCTACTATTACCACGTCAGCTACTCATAATATAACAGTTGGTCAAACTATCTATGTGTCTGGCGTTGGTACTGGAAATGGTGACTTTGACGGAACTTATGTAGTAACAGCTGTTGGCGCAACTACAATCAGCTACGCAAACGTATACACTAACGTAACATCTACGGCTGTAGCCTCTGGAGCCGTAACCGTGCTTAATGTAAAAGATATTAAATGCGCGCCTAATGAAATTCCTACTCTTAATACTGCAACTCTAGGACTTAACTACTCTGGAGGCATTGTCTAATGTCAAGATATGGCCTTACTCGTTATAATTTAGGTTATTACGGAAGCTCTGATGCTAACCCATTTATTGCTACTAACTTCACAGCAGTAGAAGAGGGCTATAGCCGCATAAAGTTACAATGGAACAGCCCTTATGGACAGTGGTCAAAGATTAAATTAGTTCGTAACAGCTACGGCTTTCCAGTAGACGCCTTTGACGGACTAGCTTTAGATATAAAAGGCGATGGCTCGTATGTTGCTTTTAAAGAAACTGACCCGACATATTATGATGATACATCCACCCTTGGTGATAACTCTTTCTACTACTATTCTTTATTTGTATTTGAAACTGTTACGTATACATGGGTACGAGTTGGAGATACGTTAGCTGTGTCAGCAAAAGACTACGGGTACACAGACCTTATGTATAATTCACTTCCTGACATTTATAAGACAACCTCCTTGGGCGCGCCTTTTGATACTTATAACAATGAAGACCTATACAATTTCTTGTCTTTATTTGGATTTCAATTAAGTTTAATGAACACTTACACTAATCTTCTTGTAAATAGATATAAAGTAGATGGAGTCGGCGGACAACTGGTACCCCCATTTATGCAAGAGTTTGGGTTAGAGTACGAACAAGAGGTAGGGCTTCAACAGGAACGAATCTTGTTGCAAAATATAGCAACCATCTTAAAAGAAAAGGGCTCGGCTGATGGAATTAAAGAGTATTTAAAATCCTACACTGGGTACACAATACCTGGGGCGTCCTCTGCGCCAAATCCTAATTCTATTGGAACAACTATAAGCAAAAACATAATGCTTGACTACAATGACTCTTCTTTTGAAGAATCTGTAGGCCATTGGACATCTCCAAACGCTAGCGCAAACATTTACTGTTTAAAACAAAAAGATGTAACAAAACTACAACTTACAAGTAACGTTGCAACATTGACTATTGGTACGCATGATTTTAAAGTTGGACATAAGATATTTACAAATAACTTTAACCTTCCTTTATTTAACTCTGGGGTATCTACATTTACCCTTACTGCTGTAACAAGCACAACAATTTCATTTGCCCTGACTACTGGAAACATCCCCCTGACTGCTGCTTATAACGAATCTCTTGAGGTTTATCCAACAGTTAGGACTGAACCGTACCCGTGGGCAGAACCAACAGCTTTAACTAACTATCCTAATAAGAAAAAAGGAATATTAGCTGTTCGCAACGCTGGAACATCCACCGCAACTCTTAGCATAAAATGTGGTGATACAAACGCTATTACAAAAGGAATACCAGTAACAGCAAGCACTGCATATAGTTTTAGCGTTTACTCTATTGCTGGCTCTACTACTAGAACTATAACTGTAGGTATTGATTGGTATGACCGTTTTGGTGTGTATATCTCTTCAAGCACAGGAACTGGTACTGCAAACGCTACAGGTGAGTTTTCTGGGCGTATTAGCGCAGCTAATAAAACATCACCAGCTACCGCTTACTACGCTGTACCTACAATCTCTATAGCATCATCTGCAGGCTCTGCTAGCAATGAGTGGCATTACTTTGACTGCGCTCAGTTTGAGCAATCGGCGTCCGTAACTTCATTTGAAGAGGCTCGCCAAATTAAGATTGTTCTTAAAGCAAATAGGATTAATGAGTTGAAGAACCCTCATTTTGCTGGAAGCAGCTCCGCTCCACCTTGGGCGGTAACTGGATGTACTCAAACAATTAGCACTTCAAAGATTTCTCCAGGAGTTACTGTCTACCCAGCTACATTTCTAACTTTAGCTTCTGGTATTGCAAAGTTAGAATCATCTATTACTAATGACCTAAAAGTTGGACAAGTAATCTATGTTAGTGGCGTAACTGGTATAACTAACGGAAGCTACACAGTAACTGAATGGGGCGAGGCGACCTCAGTAGCAGGGGCTTATATAAAGTTTAATACTGGTGGCTCTACAACAGCAGCTAGAGCAGCGGTCACTGGTAGTTTTTATGATGCTGGAAACGCATTAGTATTAACTGCAACTGGTACATCTGTTGTAGTTAAATCTTGGGATGGCTCTACTACCTCTCAACTTATGGGTATTTATTATCCATCTACAGATTACACATTTAGTGTGTATTGCCAAGGAACTATTCAAGCAAATACTGCTACAGCTGCTATTGAGTGGTACAACGCCTCTAACTCTTTAATAAGCACAACAACAGGAACTACTACCTCACTAACTACGTATTTAAATGCAACAGTCTGGGACAGAGTAAGTGTTACTGGAACTGCCCCCGCCACGGCAGCGTATGCTGTTGTAAAGGTTACTTTTGCTACAGCAGTTGGAAACACGGTAGCCCTAGATTCTGCTTTATTTGAAAGAGCTTCTTATGCAGAGCCTTTCTTTGATGGCGATGAGGGCCCAGGCCAAAAAACAGACTTCATGTGGGAAAGCACTGCTAGCGCAAGCCGCAGTCATTACTACAAGAACTATGCTGTAGTAAGTAGCCGCTTACGCAATGGAGCGTTGGACAACTATCTACTATTAGGAACGCCTTTAGCGCTGTACTACGCACAGCCAATTACGTAGTACACTAACCCCATGTTTGAACTATTACTTGTTGCATTATTCACAGCGTTCTTCCTTGCCGTCCTTGACCCACTAACAGCTTTCTTATCTATGATAGTTAGCTCTATAGCGGTAAACGCTACTTTCTCACTACTACTGTCTGCTATTGGCAATATCCTAATAGAGACCACAACTGTAAAAGGTTTTATTATTACAACAGTTGCTGGCGCTTTTTTAGGTAAGACTTTTATTGCAGCAACTGAGCGTTTAACTGTTTATCGCCACGTAACTGTGGGCTCCGCTAGACAGCCGTAAAACCTATGCTAGAGTAGGCCTCCCCTAACGAGGAGGTCCTATGGACAAGTTATATGTGTTAATTGCTGGTACAG